TGTGGGTTACGGTGAAAATGTTGCTGTGGTAGAGCCGGTATTTATTCCGCCGCCAGAGCCTCAGCCGCCCACCTTTGCAGATCAAGCGACAGACGCTGTGTTTGGTGACTCCCCTGACGACTTTTTGTTCCTAGATCAGCCGGACGCTACTGGCAAACCTAGCGTGATGAAGCACGTAGAACCTCCTCCGGTTTATGAAAATACAGATCAAGAAGAAGAAATGTTTGGGATGCCGCCTGAGCAGGGTGGGCCAAGAATGGAGGCTGGGCCAAGAATGGAGGATGCGCCTCCTGTACAAGATATGCCGCGAATAGAGGATGAGCCTTTATTATTTGATGAGGCAGAAGAGCCAATACAAATTAAGGAAAAGCCTGTACAGGTTTTTGAGGTTAGGGACGCAACTTCTGAAGAGATCATGGCTGAAGTTGTGCGGGTTACAAAAGATCCTAAGCCTAGTCCAGTAGAGCGAATGCCCGAGCCAGAGCCAGTTGTTATGCAAAAAGAAGTGGCTCCGATAGAGGTTGTTGCTGAAACACGGGCAGAGCCAGCAGCTGAGGTTGTACGCGAGGTAGTGAAGCCAGCGGTCGATGCCGTAGGCATGGCGCTATCTATTGCTAGTCAGCAGTCAAATCAAAGAGCAAAGGCAATGGAAAGCCAGCAACAGCCTCAATCAATGCAACAGGCGTCCCAAAGTAACAACGACTTTAATGACTTTAAAAGCTGGGACTCTGCAACAAAACAGACTCAGATTGCACAGGAGCTAGTCCAGCAAATACAGCAACAGCAGTCAAACAACATGGTAGCTGTGGAGCTAGCACCCCCATCTCAAGAGCAGTTTGAGGATGACTTCAATGATGCCTTGGCTGCAGGGCAGAGTGTGGGTCAGTTTTTAAGTTCACAACCGCCGGACTTTAGTCGCTTTGAGATTGATGAGCCAACCGTTCAAGAGCAGTTTGTGGTGAGAAAAGCCACAGTAGCTTTAAAGACCATGAGTGAGGTGCAGGTCAGTAATAGCGTAGATCAACAGTTAGAGACGCTGTCGAATACAGGCGGGTTTACAGACCAAAGTGTTGCGGTGTTTTTAATATCCAGCAACCCTGCGTTCGATCAATATCAAGATGTGAACCTTTCTGATCGTGACGAGTTCTACAAAAGCAAACAGGTCTACCCAAAGAACGCCCCACGGGTTGATCCCTTTGGCGTGCTGAGATTGGGTGGGTCAGAGACATTCAATGATCTGGTGGACATACAATGGCAGAGGTAGAGTTTGCAGGTCTAAAGGTTTCGGGAGGCAAATTGCTTCTCGCCATACCTTTTGCGGGCAGTGTCATAGCTGCTATGTGGGGTGGCTTTGAGCTATATCAACGGTTGTTGACGGCAGAGCAGGCCATAACCGAATACGTTTCACCCGATTTTAGTGCCTATGATGAGGCTCTGGCGGTAATCGATACAAAGATGGGTAACGTCGAGTCTCTGACCACTGCGCTAGAGCGTGAGCTAGACCGCCTACAGGCTGATATAGACGTTGTAGAGGCGATTGCTAGAAGCACTGATGATACGGTCGCTGAGGCTACCAGAGAGATGAGAGACGACGTTTACGCCCTTGAGGAGAGGGTGAACGACAGTCTCAGAGAGATAAACAACGAGCTTAGAGTTATGCGTGATGATTTAGAAGAACGCATAGAGCGAATCCTAGATAACCCGCTAAATACAGAAGAGTGAGCTGAAAGATGTTACAAGCATTGTTAGGGCCGGTAGCAGGGTTGGCAAAAACATGGATGAACAATCGCCATGAGCAGTCTCAAGCTAAACATCAGGCAAAGATGGAGGTTATTAGCAACACGGCTACGTGGGAAGAGAAGATGGCTGAGGCGTCTAATGACTCGTGGAAAGACGAGTTTTGGACGATTGTACTCGCAGTCCCACTATTCTGCCTTGGATACTCTGTTGTGGCTGATGATGCCTCTATTGTTGATCGCGTTCGTTACAGCTTTGACGTTTTATCTACTCTGCCTGATTGGTATCAGTACCTTCTTTTTCTCGCAGTCAGCGCCAGCTTCGGAATCCGGGGTGCTGATAAGCTGATGAAGCTGAGGGCCAAGTAATGGCAGAGTTATTTGTTGCATCTGAAGAGCTAGAAGATACAGGCAATGAAATCATTAAGCTGTATAACAAGTATCTGGGCCGCGATCCTTTACAGGGTGGCTTAGATGGCTGGCTTGCGACGGGTCAAAGTATTGAGCAGATTGAGCAAGGCATAGCTAACTCGCCTGAAGCGGCTGTATTTCAAACATTTAACTCAACCATTGGCCGCGATCCGACAATGGAAGAGCGGGACTTTTACGTAAACGTCAACCCTGCACCTATTGAGGTTGTTGAAGAGGTTTTGTCTGGCACGCAAGAAGCACAAGAGTTTCAGACCCAACAACAGCTAGATCAGACAGATATGCTGTCCGACACAACGGCTGATGACACGACGCTTGACGACACGACCGATGTTGTTGTTTCTGACGCGGAGAAAGATACTTTTACGGTTATTACTAGCCGAGCAAAAGGTGATGCCAGCAATCCGTTTGGTGGTAGTGCCACCTCAAATGAAACCTCGCAGCTTGTAGAAATGACTGAGCAGGAACTTCTTCAGGAGTTTGAAGATTCTGGACAGTTACAACAACAGTTTGGCTCATTTGATAACTACATGGGCTATATAAATGACTCTCAAGAGTGGGTTCAGTCAGCCGATTGGATGCTTGCTAACCCCGAATATCGACCCAGTGATATAGAGTTTGCTGTTATTGAGGGGGAAGACCTTGGATATGCGCCGGGTCAGAAAGAAGAAGTTCAACAAGGCATAACTCAAGACATTAAGAATGCTCGTCAAAGTGGTTATCAGCAGTGGATGAATGAAGGTGCTGATATACTTCAAAAGTGGGGCATCCGGGACACTATTTATAACGACGATGGCGATCAGTTTAAGTGGACTGGTTCTGGCTATCAGAAAACCTACAAAGTTGATGACTCATTTGATACCGCAGGTTTTGTTAAAGGGTTGATTGTTTCTGCCGCTACGGCTGGTGTTGGTGCAGCTATAGCGCCTGTTGTTGCTCAATCTTTACAAATTAGCAATACGCTAGCAAAAACTATTGTAAATACAGCTTTAAATGCCGCTACAGGGCAAGACGTTTCTGTTTCTGATGGATTTTCACTGGCCTTAAACAGCCTTGTTCCCGGCGCTGGCGACATTGTTGATTCTGATGTTGCTGGTGCAGTTGGTGCTGCCATACAAGATTACGTTACTAACCCTGACAACTATGAAGAAAATGAAGTAGGGCAGATCGTCTGGAATACAACGGGTGGCACTGATGAAATGGGCAACCCAGTAATTAATATTCCCGATTTCCAAGCTATTGTTGACGCTAACAAAGAGGCTGGAGGCGGTGGCGATGCAGCTGCAGGCGCTAACGCAAGTGTTGATGGAGCCGATGGAGGTGATGCAGGCGCGGCTGACCCTGCAACGACCGTAACGGTTGATCCTTCTGCTGGTGCTACTACCACCACAACGCAGGGCCAGTATGAATACATTGGCAATGGTCAGTTTAAAGACAGAATTGATGGCGACATTTTTCAAATCCCCGGCGATTGGGAGTCTGTGGTGTCAGATCAAGGCATAGGTACTGGTGATTTTGTTGGTGAGCAAGTACTAGTAGACGCTAATGTTAGAGGCGTAGAAGCACCTATAGAGGGTACTGGCGTAGCAACAGAAGGCACTGCAGCTACAGAAAAGACCGATTTAGTAAAAGCCGCTGAGTGGATCTTGGTAAACCTGCCCAACTACGGCGACATGACAGAGGTTGAGATAAACAAGGCCCTAGAGGGTGCTGGTCTTGAGCCTGTTGATATGAACAACGATGGCACTATTAGCTCTAAATCAGAGGCGAATGCGGATAGCGACAAAGCGTCAACTGTAACTGTCACTGGTAGTAACGGTAATGACACCCTTACCGGGGGTAATGGGAATGACACTTTAGTCGGTGGCGATGGCAACGATACTTTAAATGGCGGTGACGGCAACGATACCCTAAAAGATGGTAACGGAAACGACACTCTGGAAGGTGGCAATGGCAACGATACTGTTACTGTAATTGGTGGCAATGGCAATGACACTGTTGTAGATGTTGTTAGCAATGGCGTTACTGGAGTTACTGTCGGAAATGGCAAAGGCCCCGGTGATGGCCCCGGTGATGGCCCTAGTGATAATGGTGGTGACGGCCTAGACGGAACCGGAATGCTGACGGCATTAGCCACACTGCCAGCTATGGTTGCACAGCCTTTTGAGCGTTTGACACAGCGGTCTATCCGATTTGATGCTCCGACTATTCAGCCAGTGCAGATAGCACCCACGGACGCAAGAAAAGAACTAGATAATCAGTTGGCAAGATTATTGAATGACCCTCAAAGCCAGCGTAAACAGTCTTTATTTGGAGGGCTTGTTTGATGACATATTTGAACTTGGTAAATAACGTATTGCGGCGTCTTAGAGAGGACGAAGTAAGCAACGTATCTGAAAACACATATAGCGCCATGGTTGGCGACTATGTAAACGATGCAAAGGATTTGGTTGAGACTGCGTGGGACTGGTCAGGTCTGCGTACTATGCTAACAATCACGACCGCAGCAGATGACCACACCTATTCACTGACTGGTAGTCGTAATGAAGGCAAGGTGTTTAGGGTTATCAACGATACCTCTAATGCCGAAATGGAATATCAAACGCAGGCATGGTTTGACAACGAGTTCTTTGTCAATACGCCTGTATCTGGGTCGCCTAGATACTTTACGTATAACGGCCTAGACGCCAGTGGTGATACGCAGATTGACGTATATCCAAAGCCTGACGGCGTATATTCGCTGAAGGTCAAGATGGTAAACAGGAATACAGAGCTAAGCGCAAACTCTGACACCCTTGTTATCCCTAGTAGCCCCGTCATTCACATGACGATAGCCCTGCTTTCTCGTGAAAGAGGCGAGACGGGTGGTACGTCTACAGCAGAGTATTTTGCGATAGCTGATAAGCATTTGTCTGATGCGATTGCGTTAGATGCCCAGAAGCACCCAGAAGAGACAATCTTCTACACACCGTAGGATAGGTTATGGCACAGCCGTTAAGAAGTATTGATCTGGTAGCCCCCGCCTTCCGTGGCATTAACACGGAGGATTCGCCTATTGCGCAGGATACTTCCTTCGCAGAAGTTGCAGATAACGCGATTATCGATCGACAGGGCCGATTGGCTTCTCGTCAGGGCAACAGCGTTATTACGACTAATAAGACGGCGTTGGGTACTGACCATATCCACAATATCCATGAGTTTTACGACAGTGCTGGTAACGAAACGATATTTAGCACTGGTAACAACAAGATTATGAGCGGCACAACTACGCTGACGGATGTCACTCCCGGCTCATACACGATTACGGCCAATGATTGGAAGATCGTAAACTTTAACGACAAGGCTTACTTTTTCCAAAGAGGTTTTGACCCCTTGGTACATGACAATGCTAATGGCTTAAGGACGTTTAGCGTTGTAAACAGTAGTTCAACAAACGCTACATTTAAGTGTAACGAGGTGCTTGCTGCGTTTGGCAGGCTGTTTATTGCTGGCAATGCTACTAATGACACTATTATCTATTGGTCTGATTTATTGGATGGCACTAAGTTTACAGGCGGATCTAGCGGATCTATTGATGTATCAAAGGCTTGGCCTAACGGCGCAGACAAGATTGTTGCACTAGCTGCACATAACGACTTGCTTATTGTTTTTGGCGAACACAGCATTATTGCTTACTCAGGAGCGAGTAGCCCTGCAAGCATGGCAATCAGCGATACCGTGTCAGGTTTAGGTTGTATAGACAGAAAAACTGTACAGGCTATTGGTACTGATTTGCTGTTCTTGAGCGATGATGGCCTGCGCAGTCTAGGTAGGACAATACAAGAAAAGTCTCTGCCGATTTCTGACCTTAGCCGTAACGTAAAGCAAGACTTGATCGCTAAGTTAGCGGCTAAAACCAGCCCAGCTACTAGCGTATATAGCCCTGAAAACTACTTCTATCTACTAGGCTTGCCTGATAGCAACCTTGTTTACTGCTTTGATCTTAGAGGACGACTAGAGAACGGCTCATTCCGTGTAACCAAGTGGCCTAGTGTTGATTTTAAGAGCTTTGCTAGAGATCGTAATGGTGACATTTACATTGGCACGGTCGACGGTATTGGCACTTATGACGGCTTTGACGACAATAACTCGTCCTACATCTTTCGATATACCAGCCCCGGCCTGACATTTGACGATCCCTCAAAACTTAAGATTCTTAAGAAGATACGACCAACAATTATTGGTGGTAATGATGCAGATATTATCCTGAGCTGGACGTATGACTTCTCAGTTCAGGCCAACACCTCGAGGTTTAGGGTTGGCACATCCACGCCGGGGTTTTATGGCGTGTCAGAATATACGGCTGTTGAGTTTTCGCTTGGCGATCTGATCAGCCGCAAGTCTTTAAATTGTACGGGTAATGGCACTGTGATTACGGTAGGTTTGCAAACAGAAGTAAACGGTAGCTCTATATCCCTACAGGAAATGAATGTATTGGCGTTAATAGGTAAGACGCTGTAATGAATTTTAATGTGAGAGGAACGTACTAATGCCACAGCAACTTGAGGATACGTTTTCTAGCGATCCGGCGTTTGATGAGAGTATGCTTTATGGTGATGCCCCTAACCCAATGCTTGCAGCATTTGGTATTAGCCCTGACGCTGGTTCTGAATCTAGTTTTAACCTTGGCAACACAGTAAGCGGCTTGCTTGGTGGCATCCTAAACAATTTTGGGCCTATAGCATCTACTGCTGGCGGACTTGGGGCATTAACTGGGGCATATAGCAGGCTGGGTGATATTGGCGAACGAGCCTTGGCTGGTGCTGGCGGGATTGCTGAAGAAGCCTTTACGCGGTCGCAGTTCAAGCCATTTACTGTTACTACAGGCATGGGTTCTGGCATAGATGTTGGGGCCAGAGGCGATGTTGCTGTTGGCTTAACACCTCAAGAAGAGGCTATTCAGCAGAGTATGCTTTCTGGCGCGCAACAGTTTACCCAACAAGCTATGGCCCCTACTGCACAGCGCGAGCAGGAAGTATTTGATCGAATTCGCGCAACTCAACTTGCTGAAGAAGAGCGTCAGCGTTTAGCTTTAGAGGAAAGATTATTCAATCAAGGCAGATTGGGCGTAAGAACCTCCATGTTTGGTGGTACACCAGAGCAACTGGCTTTGGCTAAGGCCCAAGAAGAAGCTCAGGCTAGGGCCTCGCTAGCGGCTATACAGCAGGCTCAGGCAGAGCAAATGCAGCAAGCTAAGTTAGGAACATCAATGCTAGGCGGGGCGTATGTGCCGGAAGCCCAAGCGCTGAACGCCCTGCAGCGTGGCTTGATGGCTTCTCAGCTAGCACAACGTGGTCAGCTATATGGCACTGGCTTATTTGGTGAAGCCTCTATAGCGGGCCTAGACGCTCTTCTAGGGTCAGGTATCGGTCAGGCAGAGCTTATGGGTAGGCTTGGCACTGGTTTGCTTGGCGGGGCTATACAAGGCTCAGGCAAAGGACAAGGCGGAATCATGGGTATTCTTAGCGAGATTGGCAGCCAAGCGGCTCCGCAAATCGGTGAATTTATTACTGGCACACTTTTCGGGAATTAATTATGGCTCTCAGACTTACCTCAACACAACGCCTTGCCAGTCCTGACTTTGGGGATGTGCAAGGTCTTGGAATGCTTATTGGATCAGGGCAGGCGGTTGCAAAGCAAAAGGCAAAAGAACAAGGAATGTTCTCTGATCTTAGCAAAGCTATATTTAGCGGTGACGCCGATCAGCTTTTGCAGGCATCTCAGCAGTTTGTGACAACCGATCCATCTCTTTCGATGCGTCTTGCTTCTCAAGCACAACAAATAAAAACAACGCAAAGAACTCAAGAAGGGGAGGGGGCGCTTGCGTATATTCAGGATCAAATGCGTCAAACCCTTCAGAGAGAGCTTACTGACAGCTTTACCGCTCAAGATCAACAGCAGCAGCTAAACAACCTTCAGGCGTCAGCCAACGCCGTTGCAGCTAACATCCAAGGAATTGACAGGCTTGCTACCGCAGGAATGTCCATGAATATGGAGAATGCTGTATTTCAACAGAAGGCGGCTAGACGGCAGGAGGAGCGGGCTGACGAAGGGTTGAGGCTGCGATTTGAAGGCCATGAGATGGCTCTTCAAAAACACCAAGAGTATATGGACACCGCTGATTACCGCGAGCAGATGCGAGGGTTTGAGGCAAATGAAGCTAATTACAATGCGGCTATCCGAGCGGCAAAGTCAATGCCGAACACGCCTGAGGCAAAAGCGGCGTTCCTTCAAAACGAAAACTTTTCTGGAATGGAGGGCGTCTGGGATGCCGTAAACGCTCAAAAGGAGTCTCAGAGGCTGCAGCTTGAGCAATTAGAAGCGGCCGCAGAAGACAATAAGTTTGACTATACAGACGAACAACTATTTGACCTGCTTGGTACCCCAGCGGACGAGAGAACGAATGATAGCCCAGCGGGGAAGGCCAATCTAAAAGCCCTAAAGCGGCTTCGCGCCCTCCCGCCTAAAAGGGCTAATGCTGTATTAGCATCGGCAGTGGAGTCCTCGTTTGGTAGAGCCAAGCCACCGCCTGCCGCCCTTGTTGGATTATTTAAAGATGCCGCAATGGCATACACGGCGGGCCAGATTTTTGCGTCAGACGAAGAAGAGGAGGGTCAGGCGGCTCAGCTTGCGCTAAAGGCCGCTCAGGCGTATATGCAGGCTGGCTCGGGCATGAACGCCTTCCAATCTGCGCTTGAGGTAATGGCTATGGAGGCTGAGGACGCAGGGAAGGGCAAACAACCAGAGTCCACGGCCGAACTGATAGAACAGCTACAACAGCTTGAAACAGAGTATCCCGACTAATACTTGAGGCCCCCACCAAATGGCAAGCGCAACTGTTGAAGCCTTTAAAATTTATCAGAACCTTAAAAATAAGAATGCCCCTCAAGAGGTTCTTGATAAGGCGCTGTCTATTGTTCAGCAGATAAACGCAGAGCAAGGCGGGTTTGGTGACGAAGACATTATGAGTAGGGAGGGCCGACAGGCCCGATCTGAGAAAAATGTTGAACAACTCGAATCAGCGGTTGCTGAGGCTGACTCAATAATTGATGGCCTTGTGAGCAAGGGCGCACCCGCAGAGGTAATAAGCAAGGCTCAAGAAATTCGCAGAAAGATTGCCGATCCTCTTGATGTTACGGAAGAGATTTACGCCAGCGGAGCAGCCGCTCTTGAGGGTGTTAGCGCTGGAATACTTGGGGATGAGTTCCGGGCAAAGACTATTAGCGCAATTACTGGCGTTGACTACGAAACCCAACTGGCCGAAGAACGCAGAATAGAGCGCGAGTTCTTTGACGATCACCCGGTTCTTGGGTACAGCATTCTTGTGGGAACCAGCCTAATACCTAGCTCAATGGCGTTGAAAGCTGTTGGGGTTGGCAAGACTGCGCTTGGCGGATTAGGTCGCGGTGCGGCTGTTGCTGGCACAGAAGGCGCGATATACGGCTTTGCTGAAGGCGAGGGCGGACTAGAAAACAGAATGGAAAGCGCCGTAAAAGCCGGTCTTATATCTGCGGGCATTGGAGGCGCGTTTGGCTCTATTGCGGGAAGGGCAGAGGGCAAGGCAATAGCCAGCAGAGAGGCTATTGAGCGCGCTGAGGCGGAAGAAAAGCGGGCAAGAATGTACCTTCAGGGCCGTCTGACAGAAGAGGTGGACGGCAAAACGTATACGCTGCAACCGCAAGCCGATGAGGTTATATCTGCTTTTCAGGTCAAGATGAACGAAAGAGCGCTACAGTTTTTTAATGAAACCGGGCGCGGTCTCGACGGCTTGGATTATGGGCGAGCGCTGGGTGATATATCAAAAGAACTCGGAGTCCCTATTTCAAAGCTGCGATCTGCTGAGTCCGTCACCGGCAAGTCGGTTATCAGCTTTCAAGACCTTACAGAAAAAGAACTTCGTGAAAGGATAGGGACTCTTGCTGATGATGTTGGATTCGTTAATGGTAAATATCAGCCGGGGAAGTTTGCCTCATGGTATCGGGACAAGATCTCGTCAGCGCAAATACTTGGTGAAAAGTATGTTGGCAGGCGATTTGGTTCCTCTATTCAAAGAACTGCGAGCCTCATGGCTAGACGTCATGCAACAACTGAAAACATTGTGTCGGGAGGCAATGTAAGAGAGTTTACGTCCTCAATTGCTGATGACCTTGAAGCAAGACGGTTGATGCTAAACATGAGCAACATTGACATTGCCGATCCTGCGGCAAACATTGCAATACGAAAACAGGCTTATGAAGATTTAGTTAGACATATCCAAACAAACTATGGAGATAATGCCGTTGCTGGTCTTGAGGCCATGAGGGCAAGGATTAGAGCCACATCGATTGAGAAGTCCAAAAAGATGGACTCAAGGGTGATCGACGATCCCTATTATTGGCCCTCTCAAATGAAAGGCCAAACTGGAGACGGGTTCAGGACGTCCGCAGCCAACAAGAAGACAAACACATCTGCGTATGAGCAAAAACGCGACCAAATTATGCGGGATGATCCAGTCCTTGGCGAGTATATGGATCCAATGGAAATTGCTCTTGGCTGGTTACGGCAGTCCGACTCCGAGCTTGCACTAATAGACACGCTAAAACTAAAAAACCTTAATGTTAGGAGGGCAGAGCTTCAGGCTGACGTTGCCGCAGGAAAGGCTAATGCCGCAAAAAACCTCCGAACATTTGAAAAAAGGATACAGCGCGGTGACGCCCTGTTTGACTTGGTTAAGTCAGCAACCCGTCTGGAAGGCGCTGACGCGGGGACTGCTCAAAAGGCACAGGACTTGGCGAGATCAATCGTTGTCATGGGCAGTAGAGGCCCATCTGGCTTGATAGCCAATGCCCGGAAGGCCGCATACATGGGAACGATCGGGAACCCATACTCAGCAATCTTGAATGTTGGCGACGTCTTCAACAGCATGGTCAACTACGGAACCGGGAATACTGTTGACGCAATGATCGACATGATGCGGAACAGGGGTCTGAAGATCAGCGTTGATGATGTTGGCTTAGCACAACAGACAACCGGAGAATTTTTGAGGGATGGCGTTGGCGTGGCACAAGCTAGGTTTAATGACCTTGCAGATGCTGCATTCAAGCTGTCTGGTTTTAGGGACATTGACCGATTTGGAAAGAATGTTGCCTTGCGGGCAGGAATAAAGGAAGGCCAGCAACTAGCAAGGTCTGGCAAACTTGAGTCAACTTGGGGTCATGCGTTTACAAAGAACGAGATGCAGGCCTTAAAGAAAGATCTTCTCCAAGGGAAGAAGACCAATCTAACCACAGAGTTTGCGGCCGCTCAGTTAGCAAAGCTCCAGCCAAGCGATATGGCCCAGCTTCCCAAGTGGTATTTAGATCACCCCAACTGGCGAGTTCTTTATATGCTTCGGACGTTTGGCATTAAGCAGCTTGAGCAAATGGAGCGTCTTGTTGTTGAGGAGTGGAGGCGAGGCAACAAAAAAGAGGCGTACAAGAATGGCCTCGCTTACACCGCTATTGTTGGTGGCGGGAATGCCGCAATCAACGAGGGCCGACAGATACTAAAGGGAGATGAGCCGCAGCTTGAAAACTATGGAATGCGTTTTGCAGACCATATGCTTGGCGCTGCATCCCTGAATACACTTGGAACTTACCAACTTATGAGGGCATCTCAGGGGGATGTCGGGGCTTTAGTCTCGTCTGTCGCGCCAGCCCCTTTGAGCATGGTGTTTGCGCCGGTCGTTGATTTTGCTCAGTTTGGCTTTGGCTCAAAAGAAATGGATGATTTCTTGGAAGACAGCGAAACCCTTGGCTGGCTTCCTTTTGGTCGGATAGCTCAATCATGGATTGAGGACTAATTCCAACTAACAATCTCATAGTCTGGATCAGCCTCAGCCTTCCTAAACTCTGCCCTGTAATGATCACTAATTTCTTTACGCAGTAACTTATTAGTCTTCAGCAGGGCATTGGCCTTTTCCCTCAGAATGTCCATGTGGCCCTCGCCATACAGCTTTGTTAGCCAGTCAGTAAAGGCTACTGGGTTCGACGTAAACCACTGATGGTGGTATCTGCATAACGTCACCGCGTTATCCATGCTCCAGCGTACAGACTTCCTAGCTCGACCGTAGATATGCGCGCAATCCGTCCCCTCTTTAAAACAATACTGGCAGCGGTGTTGATCTCTATGCCTCACACACTTACTAAACCAGTCATCACAGGCTTCTCTCTTCACTGCCATTACATTGATTCCTCAACAGACTCATCTCTTGGCCTTAGATAGCGGATTATCTCAAGAGGTGTCTCATCTACATCCTTGAGTGGCTTAGTACTCAGATCCATCATTATGGCTACGTCTTCCTCTAATCGCTTTGCCATAGATTCTGCGGCCTCTAGGGCTAGTTGTGCGTCATTCTTCATAACTCATCCTTCAGTGTGTGGCTTTAGCTTTTCCCACATTTCGCTCATCGGCCGCAAAGATTCATAAGAAACTTTACCGGCCCCATCTCTTTCTACAAATTGCGTTTGCTTGCTTTCAACATCCCCGGCACTAACGACTTGTGCGTTTCCCCAGAACCACTGCTTAGAACACCAGCCCATAAGCTCTACCTCACCCTCAACCTCATTGGCGAACACATATATGTGAACCTCGTATTCTTTCTGGCTGAGGGTCACATGAGCGCTGTAGTGTGGCTTCGCCTCTACGTTTCTATGCTTAGTTTTGACATCTATTGTTATCTTCTGGCCATCCCTCAGCTTTACAACAAAGTCGTATGACCCCTTCTCTGTCCCAACCCACAAGAACGATGGCGCATAGAGGCATAACTGCTTAGCAAACTCAGCTTCTCCTAGCCTCCCGGCTATCTGTCCGATGCCGTCTTCCAGTATCGTGTGCCGATTGAACCTCCTGCCCGTGTAAAAGGGGTGATCTTCCCCGAGGGCCGCCACTACAGCTCATCCTTCAATGTCTGTGGAAATGGGACATATATCCCCTTCTTCTCTGAGAGCCACCGTATCAGCACCTCAGCGGCTTCGCTTAGTTCCCCACCAGTGAGCTTAGTGGTAGAGGTTTTGTCGTACATGGCCTTGATGATGGGCTTATAGAGCATCTCTTTCACTAGCCCCTCAGTGAAGGGTATTTCGATCTGGTCGTTAAATGGGTGCTTATTGGAGTACCCGGCATCGTTAAGTTGCTCAGCCATCTGTCTGAACCATAGGTGCATGGCGTTGTTCTGCCGCTCAGTCCTACCAAATGGCTTGATTGAGTACAGAAGATGATTGCCTTGGCTGTACTGATCTTTTAAGAACTTTATGAAAAACTCTAAACTATCCTTGGTGTCTACAATCCATCTATGCCCGTCTGACATAAATTACCCCCAAATAAAAATATCAATGAAATCAAGGGTTAGCCCTGTTGGCCCCGTTGGCCCCACTTTTTGGGGGCGGCCCCCTAAAACACGGGCCAACCGGGCAAACGGGGCAAACCGATGATTTCTATACAGTTTTTTTCTCACCACTTTTCACCCTGCCAGCGATAGTTCTTTGTGTTGTTTGAGCCAGTTCTGCGAAGTTTCAACATATTGCCTTTTAACAAATCCATGCAGTTCCGCAGGGTCTTCTTCGTGCAGTCGTTTGGATTTAGGTCTTCGTCATGGAGCATCCTATATAATTCGGCCTGACTATATTCAGCGCCGCCCTTCATCACGGACTCAAGAAACAACACTTCATCCTCGTATTTCGCGAAAGCCTTGCCGACATTGATCTGTGCCGCCTGTTTCCTCTTTAAGTCGCTGATGTCTTCATCGTCAAGAAACTC